TGGTCAAAAGTATTTAACTTTTAGAAATGTTGTATCTACAAGTGCAGGTCGGACATTACGAGTAGCCGAAGCGACATTCGCAACAAGCCAAGTTAGTTTTGACCGACAAGTGCCATTTAAAATTGGTGAAAAATCAGACTTTCACTTTGAAGCTAAAAGTAGTTCGAGTGAGAATGAGGTTTCAATATTCATTGAAGCTGTATTAGTTAAGAATCCTTAGAGGTAATTATGACTAAGAAAAAAACAGAAACAAAACCTAAAGCAGAAAAGAAAAATTATTTTTCTGAAAGAGAACTAAAGTGCAAACATACAGGCGACTACGTTTTCGATGAAGGCTTTTTAGAAATCCTAAATGCTATCAGAGAAGAATGCGAATTTGCTTTGCCAATATCTAGTGGTTACAGAAGTCCTACTCACCCACTGGAGTCACGCAAAACTGCTACAGGCGCACATTGCACTGGTAAAGCCGTCGATGTCGCAGTAGGTGGGCAAAAAGCACTAAAGCTAATTGAAGTCGCACAGAAACATGGAGTTAAACGTATCGGAGTAAATCAAAGAGGCTCTGGTCGGTTTATTCACCTAGACATTTGCACAGCAGAAGATTTCCCAGATAGAAAATCATTTCCTGAAACTGCAATTTGGTCGTACTAAAAAAGCCCCCTTTCGGGGGCAAGCTACACACTTTGAGGAATTAGTTTACTTTTACGATTTTGAATCCAAAATCTTCAACCATGTAAAATTCTTTAGATTCTGTATGTTGGATTATATCACCTACAGATAATGAGTATGGGCGTTCTCCATTCCAAAAATAAACTTTTTCGCGGTCATTCCAAGCATTCATTAACTCAAAAACTTCTTCACAATGTTCAGCATCGCAAACTGCTGTTTTAGTATAAAAATTAAAATATTCTTTTTCCCATTCAGATGAACCAAAGCAAGAAATTTCTCTTTTTGCATGAAGTTGTGCATCTGTGTAGTTTTCTTTAATTTGGTTTTGAAAAACATTAAACATTGTTTTGCTCCGTTGTTTGATTAATATGTAAGCATCTTATTAGACACCCCCATATTGGTCAACCATTTATTTAACTTTTTTTAAATTTGTACAGCAGAGACAAGCAGAGACATCTCTACTACCTAATATTGCCTGTTTTTTAGTCAATTTAGGCACTGGTTACAGCAGAGACACATCTCTCTTTTATCTCTGCTAATTTTTGACTGATTTTTAGTCAATTTTGACACTGGCTAGAGTAGAGATATGTCTCTCTTTTATCTCTGCTAATTTTTGTTTATTTTTTAGTCAATATGACTAACTTTTAGTCAATTTGTTATCTAGCTAGTTGTCTCTGTTATCTCTTTTATCTCTTTTATCTCTGCGGACAAAAGGTGCGACTTTGTGTCCGAAAGTGTATCAGCACAAATGTTGATACGTTTTTTTTCGTTATTTGTTAAATAATGCGTTGACACATTACCTGCAATGTAATAAGATACATTTACATTAATCAAATGAAGGAATAAAAAAATGACAAACAACACAGAATTTGCAACAAAATTAATCGTTAACAAAATGGTATCAATGTTACGCAAAGGCTTTACCCGCAATGACTGCAAAAAAGCACTTGAAGTAGCAGAATACAACATCTACACAATCTTTTGGTTAATGGATTTGGTAGATGCAGAAATGAAATCACAAGGAGAAGCAAAATGATAATTTTTGATTACCCATCTAAAAAAGTTCTTAAAGAACAAATCGGCAAGAAATTATTTTATATCGAAACCAGTATTTTTGGTGATGAATATGTAAGCACTGGCACATTGGTTGGTGCTAACCGCCCGCACATTACAGGGCAGGGTAGAGAATTTTTTGCAAAGGTAACAATGCAAGATGACAAAATTATGAGGGTAGACTAATGGATAATCTATCTGATTACGAAAAAGGCGAATACGATGCTTATATCGGTTACAAGGCAAAGTTAGACCAAAGCGATGAGTATTATTTCGGCTATGGCGATGAATATGCCAGACAACAAAATGAAACTGCAAGAAGTGATGAGCAGTTATTGTATATGTATAAAAAATACGGAAACATAGGAGAGCAAAATGAAATCTAGCGAATCTATCGATAAGTTAGCTAATGCGTTATGTAACGCACAAACTCAGATGGGCGGTGCTGTTAAAGACAGTGCCAACCCATTTTTTAAATCAAGCTATGCAGATTTGACCTCTGTTATTAAAGCAATCAAACAACCATTTTCGGACAATGGTCTAAGCTACACTCAATTCCCGATTAATGGTGATGGCGGAGTCGGTGTAGTAACTAGACTCATGCACATATCTGGGCAATGGTTAGAAGCAGATTGTTTGTTGCCTATTGTAAAAAAAGACCCGCAAGCATCAGGTAGTGCTATCACTTATGCTCGAAGATATGCTTTGCAATCTATCGCAGGTATTCCGACAGCAGATGATGATGCAGAATCAGCAATGCTTAGAGGTGAAAAATCCGAAGAAGAAAAATACAAAGATTTAGTTTCTAATCTTCGTGATAGCATCGATGCCATTAAAGATGGAATTGCTACAGGTGACTACTGCACTGCTAATGAGGCATGGCGTGAATTAACAGATGATGAAAAAATGCAATTATGGAAGGCACCCTCTCGTGGGGGTTGTTTTTCAACACAAGAACGGGCGGTTATGAAATCGTCTGAATTTAGAGAAGCAATATAGGAGAAGGTAATGAGTAACTACGAACAAAAAGATAATAGCGGTGCTATGTTTGTTAACGACAAAAAAGAGTCAGAGAAACACCCTGACCGAAAAGGCAGTGCTGTTGTTAATGGAGTAGATTATTGGGTTAGCGGTTGGATTAACGAATCGAAAAATGGTTCTAAATATTTATCACTTAAGTTTAATGCTAAGGAACAAGTTGCCAGTGAAGGCGTTAAACAAGTGCAAAATACTTTAGCTGATGACGATATACCATTTTAGTGGAAAAACCCCGCCCCCGAAAGGGCGGGTAAACCATAGGAGTGATGGTCGGGGAAAACCATCGCTGACAATATAACACAGGAGAAAACTCAATGGTAGATTTTGGTAAGTGCCTAATAGATGCACAAGATGCTAGAAATGTCACAAGCGCAGAGTTAGCAAGGCGTTTAAAGGTACATCGTCAACAAATAAATATTTGGCGAAATAAAACTAATGTTAGATTAGACACTGCACTAAAAGTATGTGAAGCATTAGAGATAGAACTAGATGAATTTTTATTTAGTGAGTAAAAAAAAAGCCCCTATCCGTAGATAAGGGCTTTACTATTACTGTGAAATTTGTAATAGTTGCTTTGTCGGAAGCAGAATCAATTATAGCAAACCTTTCAAGTTTTCCTAGTAAATTCTGCATCCAAATAAAAAAGATTGGGCTAGAGGCTGACGAACTCCTTAAATTAAACGTCAGAGCGTGGTTGACCCTCCAGACATAGCCTTCACTGCGATTTGGTTGTCGCAATGAAATAAGTTGGATATCTGATACAATCGAAAAAAACCATTGAGTCGTTTATACCCTCAAATCAAAAAATTTAACTGAAACAGGTTAAAGGGTAAAAAATGTCTCAAGAAAAATTATTTATAAAAAACTTTTATTAACTAACGATGCGATGCGGAGCAGAGCACATAGGAGCTACAAAATGACTAAACAACAAGAACGCGTTTTAGAATACATTAAAGGCGGTAACACAATTACAAGTTTAGATGCTTTTAATCAATTAGGAATTACACGATTAGCCGCTGTAATATTTGACCTCAAAAAAGATGGTTACTTTATAGGCAGTAGGCGTGTCAGTGTAAAAAATAGATTCAATGAGAAATGTAATGTTAGCGAATACTTTTATGGTGGTGAAGCCAATGTTGCTAAATGATGGTACTGATTACCAAGTTGATGACAAGGACGTTATCGCTTGGCAGAGAACTTATCCTGCTATTGATGTACACCAAGAATTGAATGCAATGGAATCTTGGTTAGATGCAAACCCAACTCGCAGGAAAACCAAAAATGGAATTAAACGATTTATTAACTCTTGGTTAGGCAGGGCGCAAGATAGGGGCGGCTCACCACAGGTAAAAGCGAAAACTGACAGCATTAGAAACAGAAACATTGAGGACAGCCTCACGGATGTTAGTTGGGTAAAAAATGTAGAAGCAAAAAACAGAGCCATTAATCACTTTATTGGTAAATATGGTTTCTACTGGGATGGGGAAAGAAAAAATGGGTAGTCTTAAAAAACTTGCATTCAAGGGTAATCACCCTGCATTAGTTGATGGCAAATTTTACACTTATGAAGATTATGCTAGTGTCGCAAATGTTGGCTATAAATGTATGTATTCAAGACTTTATGGTAAAAATATTGTTACAGATAATGAACTAAGACCATTAAAATCAAAACATATCGGCAAAGCTTGGAACCCAAATTGGAATCCTGAAACTGATAAAACTTGGAGTCGATTTGAAACAGCAGTAGACCAACTATCTCAAAAATGGTTAAGCAAAATATTATGAGTCAGGGTATTTTTATAAAAATCGCGTCTAAGTATGAAATAGAAAAACGATTGCCTTTTATAAAACAAAATATAGAGGCTTGGGATTTTTCTCAGCCTCTTTGCGTTACATTGTCACCCTATAAAAATGTCAGGTCATTAGACCAAAACAGTCTCAGCCATATTTGGTATAGGGAAATTGCCAAAGAAATGACAAAGCGCGGAAATACTATAGACCATGAAAAGCCAGAATTAGTTTGGAAAGTTTGGCTAAAGAAAAGATATTTGGGCGAAACAACTTATAAGATTGGAAAAGAAATAGTTACTGAAACAATTAAAACAAGCAGTCTAAACACCGCAGAAATGGGTCACTACTTAGACCAAGTGTACCACTGGGCGACAAATGTTGGTATTATGTTATCGATACCTAGCCACTCAGAATATGCGGAGTATCTAAACCAACAGGAGAAGTAGCATGGCAAAACTAGACCCGAGAGTAGTTTTAGATTCAGATGTGCAATTAACAGAAAGGCAAAAAACATACTTAGAAGCAGTTATCGAATGCGGTTCAAACTCTAAAGCGGCTAAGAAATTAAACATTAACCGACGATGTGTCGATAAAGGCATGAAGCTTATAGAAGCCAAATGTGCCGCTGTCGGTGTAGCACCGCATAGGGATTTGACCCATCAAACAGCAGAAGGTTTTGAGACAAAAAGAGTATCTACAGCTTATGGCGAGCATGGTGACGTCAAACTGCAGTGGCATATTCAAGAAAAGAAAAAAGGCGCAAGCACAGAACAAATACTCGAAGCTATAGAATCATATGAGTGGAAACCTGCCCCTAAGATAAAAGCCCCAACAAAACACACAAAAGACTTATTAACGCTTTATACACTAACTGATTTTCATTTAGGGATGTATTCGTGGAGTGCTGAAACTGGTGATGACTGGGATTTAGATATAGCTGAACAGGAAGCATTGTCTGGCGTACAAAGAATGGCTGATGGTTCTCCTGATAGTGAAATGGCTATACTAAATTTGCAGGGTGACTTTTTGCACTGGGATTCTTTGTTGGCAGTTACTCCCGCATCTAAGCACGTTTTAGATGCTGATACACGCTACGGCAAACTAATCGAGATGGCTATTAGTGTTGTTATGTCTTCGGTTGAAATATTGCTCCGAAAGCATAAAAAAGTTAGGTTGTTAGTTTGTGAAGGCAACCACGATGAGTCAGGTTCTGCATGGCTCAGGAAAGCCTGCAAAAAAATATACTCAAACAATAATAGGCTAGAAGTAGACGATACTGAGTTTCCGTATTATGCTTATCTACATGGCGAAATTATGTTGGGTTTCCATCATGGGCACAAGAAAAAAAACACAGCCTTACCACAGTTATTCGCCTCTGAACCGCGCTATCGAAATATGTGGGGGTCTGCTACTTACTGCTACATTCACACTGGGCACTATCACCACGCAGAACAAAACATGGCAGAAAATGGCGGTGCGATTGTAGAACGACACCCAACTCTAGCAGGTTGTGATGCTTATGCCGCTAGGGGTGGTTATGTTAGTTGGCGAGCCGCTCATGCTATTACTTACCATATTACTGATGGCGAACATTCACGAAAAACTGTTGTGCCGAGGTTAAAAAATGTCCAAAAAAATCCTGAACTTTCCAGACAATAAAAATGATGATAAACATACTATTAAGAAAGAGTTTTGCGAGTGTGGTAACAGCCTTGACCTTTGGTCTGGTACTGATGGTCATGCTTACGGCTTGTGTAGTGTTTGCGATTTTAATATTGGTAAACAGCCCATTATACTTGATAAGGGAGATTAGCTATTTATGGGTAAACGAAAAGCCCCCACAGTAGCGCAAGAATTAGAAAAAGCCGCTAAGTTGATGCAACGCCTAGTTAGGCTAAAAGCATCAGACGATAATGGATATTGTGCTTGTGTTACTTGTGGGAAAGTTGACCACTATAAGTCTATGCAGGGCGGGCATTTTTATAGCCGTAGGCATATCATATTTAAAGTCTACATCGAAAATTGCCACCCCCAATGTCCCGCCTGTAACCAGTGGGGAATGAAGACCACTAAAATCCAAGAAGCCTACCGCATCTATATGGAAGATATGTATGGTGCGAGGCGAATCAGGGCAATGCAAAAACTAGCATGGCGACCTAGCCCAAAATTCTACAGGCAAGATATAATTGACCTACAAAATGAGTTTAAAGAGCAGATTAAATATCACGAAAAAAGAATCGGTATAAGTTAAATAAACATTTGACAATAGTTTAGTTGTCTCATAAGATGTGCTTACATTAATCAAAACAAAGGTACAAATTATGAACTACGAAACTGCAATCGCTAAACTGTTTAACGAAATCGCTACCGACTATGCTGTATGGTGTGAAAAAATGGATTATTCAAGTAACAAAGAAAATCCTGCTAAAGAAATGATTGACCAACTATCTATATCTAATGGCAGAAAATACGACAGAATAGTCCGAAATCGTAATCAGCGTTGTGTATGGGGATTTATTGTTAAAGAAGATACTGAAAAATTTAAAAAAGGTGACATTTTATTAGCGGCATCTTGGGCATCTCCTGCAACAAACAAAGCACGAGGCAACATCTTCGAAGAATACAACATCAGTTGGACACAACCTAATTACTTGTTCTAAAAATCATTGCCCTCGAAAGGGGGCATTTTCCTGCGAAATAAGTTAAATAAACTGTTGACAATAGTTTAGTTGTCTTTTAGAGTATACCTACATTAATCAAATAACAAAGGTATCAAAACATGACTAACTTCAATAAAGAAAACTTTTACTTCGATGGTTCTTTCCTGACCTACAATGGTGAATATGAAGGTTCAATTACAATGGACCAACACAATCCAAACTGCCACCCATCATGGGTAGGAAAAATGAAACCCGCATTCATTGCACGATTTAAATATGGCAGAAAGCCTTACAAATCATGGATTAATTTTCTTGTTAAAAATGCAACTGTTGAACAATATCTTCAACTTGCAAACGAACACACTCCACTTGATGCAATGAGAATGCTTGGATTTAAAAAATAAAATGACCGCCCCCGAAGGGGGGCTTTTAATTCAGTGCAGGTACGCACTAAATGCATCAAATAGTTAAATAAATGGTTGACAATGTTTTGGTTAACTCATAAGATGGCTCTACATTAATCAAATAACTAAGGTAAATTAATTATGTATGAACTAACTTTAGAAGAAGCAATTAATTCAGAATTAACATTTGTAGAATTTCAAGATGGTAGCCAATTTATTGCACCGCTAAAATCATATTCACTTTTAGATGGTCAAATTTGGGAACTTGTAAACCATAAACCACTAATCAAATTGGAGAAATAAAATGTTATATGAATACCAAAAAACCTATATGGATTTAAACGAAATCAAAAAAACAAAAAGAAACTACAAGCCACTCATAGCCGCTGTAGCATTGTTTTTTATGTATGTTGCTGTTTCAACAATGGATTACCAAGATTGCTTACGAGGTGCTGTATCATGTTAAATGGTGATTATGATGATTTCATTTGGTGCAACATTGACAAACTAAATGCCGAAGATGCAAGGCTGACAGATTTAGATGACGAACAATTAGACGAAGCAGTTTATATTTGGCTAATGTCACATAAGTCTTGGTTTGATGATATTTACCCTGCATCATTTAGCACTGGCGTTTCCGAAATAATGACAGAAATGCTATTTGGTAAAACACAGGTTCCTAGCAGGGTGGTTTCTAATTTGTTTATAGCAATGGCAGGCGATAGTGATTCAGATGATAAAGATGATAATTGGTGGTCGTCTGCAAGTGATAGACATTTAGATGAAATTGTTAATCTTGGAAATTTTGCTGATGATTTTAGAAGCAGTGTATATTTGTATTTAGAAAGCAGTATTGAAGATTACATTTTTGACCGCATGGCACGATTATTAGATAACGAAAAATATGAGAGATGTGATGAATAATAAAACTGACTGGGAAAGACTACGCGATTCATATCCTGCACTAGAAAATGAGTTTGACAAAGAAGAACGAACTGCATTTGAAAACTGGGTTGAAGATATGGGTTTTGATGGCATAATAGCAATAGATGGGGTGAAGCATGACAAAGAAACAAAAAGCAAAAAAAGCAGTTAAAGAAGCAAACAAAGTGGCAGATATCGAATTGCTAAAAAGCAAAATATCAGGCTACAGAAAAAATGTTTTAGATTGGTTAAATTCTGAAACCTATGGATATAAAAAAGTTTCAATTATTGTAGCAGTTATAGTAGCGATTATTGTAATACTATAAATAAACACTAGTAGCGCGTTCCTCCTTAGACGTGATTAGCCAGAGTGGTTCACTGGTGCTACGAAACGAACCACTATCACTATTCCGCATAACCTTTA